CAAGGCTGGGAAATTGCAACCTTAGAAAACTGGGACGGCCGTGAGCTGTTCACAGGTGACGCGCCGATGCGGAGAGCACGCTAATGGTACCTAACACAAACCGAGGCATGGGCAAAAAGCCTGTACCCCTTATCGCTAGCGGCGCAAAAAGCACCACAGATGTGATGTGGGCAACCATACGCAAGCTAAAAACCTTTAGCAGTAAGGCCTTACTTAGCGAGATTAACAGAACGCTTCCTGTAAAAGATCGCACCGTTAAACTCTACGTTGACCGGCTATTAAAGGGGCATTACTTAACGGTTAAGGCCGTAGCTAATGTGAGTGGCTGTAGGCGTGAACATGTCTACGAGTTGATTAACGACGTAGGGATAGACACACCACAATTAACCATGGACGGCACCCCAAGCCCTCAAGGTATGGCCCGTGAGCAACTTTGGCGAGCCATGCGCATTATGGGCGACTTTGATGCTTGGGATCTAATGCTTGCGGCTAGCACCGAGCGTAAGGCAATAAGGATTTCTGTAGCTGTGGAATACATCAAACACTTATACGACGCAGGTTATTTAGCTAAAACAACGGAATGCTCACGCGGCCTAAGCCCACGGCGTGCGCGCTATCATTTTTTACCCAGCATGTTCTCCGGCCCTAAACCGCCACAAGTGCAGCAGGTAAAGCAGGTTTTTGATCCGAATCTAGGCAAAGTGATGCCTAAGGTAAACAGGGAGGAAAGCTCATGATTTTAGCCACAGATGCACAGCCATTGTGGCTTACAGAACTGCGCACTCAATGTGTATCAAAAAGCCAAAAGGCTGTAGGTGAAGAAATTGGCTATAGCCCAGCGGTAGTGAACCAAGTGCTGGCCAATAAATACAGAGGCGACGTAAGCAAAGTAGAAGCCGCAGTGCGCGGTGCCTATTTAGGCGCAACCGTAGGCTGCCCAGTGCTGGGCGAGCTTGCCGTAAACAAATGCTTAGGCCACCAGAAAGCACCCTTTGCAGCCACTAACCCAACGCGCGTTAAGTTGTTTCGCGCTTGTAGAAACAGCTGTCCTCACAGCCTTGGAGTGTAATTATGAATGCAATAAAGAACCCAATTAACGTACAAAACCGCCTCATGCTAGAGCGTGTGGCCTGCGCAGGCACAGTGATCAAACAACTGGTGGCCGATGGCTTTACGGTACTTGATGTGAACGTAGCCTGCGCTAAACCCGTGATTGAAATTCAGCGTACAAGGCGCACTGAAAAATTAAAAGGTGTGATGAAGAAACGTGGCGCGGACTTACATGGCGTTTATAGAACCTTGGCCAGTGTTAAGTACTTAGGCTGCCAAGTTGAATGGACGGAGCGATAACTATGGACACTACAAACCCTAGTTACTACATCATTGATGTGGGTCTAAGCCGCAGGCTTGAGGTGTTGTGCTTGCGGTCTACTAGCACCCCTGGTCGCTTCACCTATAGCTTAGATGAAGCCCAGCGGATCCCTGAATCCTTTCTCATTCAACACTTAGAAATCTACGACAACGGTGATACCACGCGAGCCATCCTTTGTGATCGACTCCACGCCTACACCGGCGATCCTATGGATTTTATTAAACCACTTACTCTAACAAAAGGAGCAGAAACATGGCTATCTCAGCGATTCCAGAAGGTTATTTAAAGAACCAATCAGGGCACTTAGTGCCCAAAGAGCTTGTGAGTGAAATTGACTTAGTGCGCGATGATCTAGTGCTTGAAATAGTAGAAAAGGCCCAAGGCCTACGTGCCAAAATGGTGAGCTTCAAACAGGAAGTATTTGATGACATTGCCGCATTTATCGAGCTGTCTGGCGAAAAGTACAACCTGCACATAGGCGGTAATAAAGGCAACGTAACGTTACTGAGCTTTGACGGCCGCTACAAAATCCAGCGCACTATTGCAGAACACATGGTGTTTGATGAGCGTTTACAGGTGGCCAAAGAACTAATCGATCAGTGTATTCATAGCTGGTCGGAAGGTTCTTCGGCCAACATTCGCGCCCTGATTGAGCATGCGTTCCAAGTGGACAAGCAAGGCAAGATCAGCACCGCCCGTGTGTTGGGCCTACGCCGTTTAGATATCAATGACGGGGCATGGGTCAACGCCATGGATGCCATTTCAGACAGTATGCAAATCACCGGCACCAAGGCCTACGTACGCATTTACAAGCGCGTAGGTGAGAATGCATGGCAACCCATCGCATTAGACTTGGCGGCTTTATGAGCAGCTTAGCCATATCTCAAAAATGGCACGATCAAGTAGCTCCGTGTTTAAGTCATTTGGAAAATCAAGGGTGCGAAGTGCTTGCTGTTCATATTAACGAAACCAAGGTCAGCGTGCATATAGAGCATGACAAGGCCGCTAGATCATTGCCTAATTCAGGCTGCATGATCAAGGGTAAAACCACCTTAGGCAAGGTCGAAGTTGGCCAGTGTAACGTATGGTGGGCCATTTACCCATGAGCAACCGTAACTCACTAATGGCGCAGGTTCACATTGCTCGTAAAGAGTTAATGCTAGACGACGACACCTACCGCAGCTCCTTAAATTCGGCCACAGGCAAAACCAGCTGCGCTGATATGGGCGTGATGGATTTACATAAAGCTGTGCAGTGGTTCAAAGACCACGGCTGGAAGCCAAAGAACAAGGGGCATAAATACAGCCCTAAAAGTGGTAAACGCCCATTTGATGAAAAAACCCAACGCGAAAAAATACGCGCGTTATGGATCGGCATGGCTAAGCAAGGGTTGATACGAGATGGAAGCGAGCGCGGCTTAGGCAACTGGATTAGACGTATGACCGCGAAGCACAACGGTGGCATAGGCTGGCAGGCCCTTGAGTTTGTACCAGAGGGCTGGTTAACGCCATTAATTGAGGATTTGAAACGGTGGAAAATGAGACTAGAGGAGGCGCAATGAGCAACAACCAAACCGAACTATTCGACCCCATTGATGCCGATTTAGACGACCTATTAGCCCATCTAGACGATGCCGTGCGTGGCGATCCAAGGGCATGGCCTAATACCTTAGCAGACTTAGTGGATGTGTTTACAGACCACCTGTATCGCAGGGACAAACACCCAGAGGCAGTGGCTAGAGAAAAGGCCCAAAATTTAATCACCGTATTGGCCAGTTATTTTGGTGGCCGTCAAATCTACTTACCGAGGGATGAAACCCTGCGTCGTGCATTGCGTGATAACTTGATCTGGCAACAAATGAAAAGCGGTAATGTTGAAGAACTAGGTAGGCGTTACGGACTAACGAGGCAGCAGATTTATAATATAGCGGCGCAACAGAAGAAGTTGCATGTGGGCAAAGTTCAATTTGAGTTAAAACTCAATGGACAACAGTAAGGCCAACCATCAAATAATGTGAATGCCCCTATCGCCACGAAAGCCACATCAACCAGTGACCTGTTAGACAAAAATTTATAAAATTGTTACCTTACACTCCTATATAAGTTATGCCATAAGGAGTACTTAATGCTGGAGTGGTTTAAAAGCCTTAGTGATGCAAATATCATTACCATCGGTTTGTTTTTATTAGCAGCGATTTTTGGTGCCATCAAATGGTTTTTTTCCTCTACTAAAGACGAAGGAGCGATTGTTAGCAGTAGGCAATTTTCCACTATTGAAGGCAATAGTAATACAGTTCGTCAAGAAAGCTTTACAGGCAATACAAATCACACTACCGTCGGTATAACCCACGAACAGTACAAACAAGACTTAGAAGAAAAGCAAGGTAGAATTGAAACATTACTGATCGATCAGGCCCTCAGCAAACGAGACATTCAAGACCTCACCAAGCAATTAGCAGAGGTGAAAACTCAATTAAGTGATCCCCATGCAAGCTATGAGACTCACGTTAAAAACCTTGAGCAGCGCATTGAAGAATTAACAGATCAGCAAGGCATTATCCCAAAAGTTCTTCTTGATGAGGCCATTGCCGCGCTAAAGGCTGGTGATCAAAATAAAGCCGATGCCACCTTAGCTAAGGTGGAAGAGTCTGCACAAAGTTATATTGAAGCCGCCGCAGAAGCCGCCTATCAACGCGCCCACATTGCCAACGATCAGATCGAATATCGGTTGGCTTTTGCACATGCCAAGCGGGCCACTCAGCTTAGGCCTGACATAGGCCGCTACGCTAACTATGCTGGAGAGAAATCAGCCAATTTAGCCGAGTTCGACAAAGCCATTGGTTATTATGAGCAAGCCCTTAAAAGCGACCTAGCCACCTTTGGGGAAGACCATCCTACAGTGGCAATAGTTCGCAATAACCTAGGCCTGGCATGGAACCTTAAAGGCGAGTTCGACAAAGGCATGGGTTATTGTGAGCAAGCTCTTAAAAGCGACCTAGTCACCTTTGGGGAAGGCCATACTCGAGTGGCACTACGTCGCAATAACCTAGGCGGTGCATGGGAAACCAAGGGCGAGTACGACAAAGCCATTGGTTATTATGAGCAAGCCCTTAAAAGCGGCCTAGTCACCTTTGGGGAAGACCATCCTACAGTGGCAATTTACCGCAATGGCCTAGGCACTGCATGGGCCTCTAAAGGTGAGTACGACAAAGCCTTTGGTTATTATGAGCAAGCCCTTAAAAGCGGCCTAGCCACCTTTGGGGAAGACCATCCTACAGTGGCAATTTACCGCAATAACCTAGGCACTGCATGGGCCTCTAAAGGTGAGTACGACAAAGCCATTGGTTATTATGAGCAAGCCCTTAAAAGCGACCTAGCCACCTTTGGGGAAGGCCATCCTGAGGTGGCAACACGTCGCAATAACCTAGGCAGTGCATGGTGCTCTAAAGGCGAGTATGGCAAAGCCATTGGTTATTATGAGCAAGCCCTTAAAAGCGATCTAGCCACCTTTGGGGAAGACCATCCTCAAGTGGCAACATATCGCAATAACCTAGGCATGGCATGGAAAGCCAAGGGCGAGTACGACAAAGCCATTGGTTATTATGAGCAAGCCCTTAAAAGCGCCCTAGCCACCTTGGGAGAAGAGCATCCAACAACCAAAGGCATTCAAAGCAACCTATTGCGTGCTCAAGAGGCTAAGAATGAATAAGCCATGTATTAATAGTCAAACGCTTTAATCCCACACCCCACAGCTAATCCCCCACAATTGGCCTCACAGACATTTAATCTAGTGAGGCCACCATGCCACAACCCACCCTTCAAATACCAACCGATGCCTTAAAACTTGACGTGCTGCGTTATAGCGACAACGGCAATTCCACTCAATCATTAACCTTTGTAGCCGGTGAGTTTTTTTGCCATGGGCTAGAAGATGAACATCGTGCCAAAAAAGTGGCAGGCGAAACCCGCATACCCAATGGCGTGTATGAAGTGAAATTTCGTGAGGCAGAATCCGGCCTTACGCTTAAATACCGCGAAAAGCACCCATGGTTTACGTATCACTTAGAAGTGCAAGACGTGCCCAACTTCACCTACGTGTACATCCACATTGGCAATACAGAAAAGCACACCGATGCTTGTTATTTGGTGGGCAACACCACCAACAACAACCAAGTAAATACCGCCTTTTTAGGTAAATCTACTGCTGCCTACAAGCGCCTATACACCCGTGTGAGTGCGCACTTAAACGCAGGCAAACGGGTATTTATCGAATACAAAACCATTGATGCCAATGGCCTAGTAGGAGGTGCCGCATGAGTTTTATCACCAAAATTTTAGGCGGCGGCCTAACCAAAGTGGTTGGTGGCATTGCAGACGTGGCCGATCGGTTTATGGAAACGCCTGACGAAAAAAGGGAATTCAAACTCGCCGTCGAAACGCTACTGCAAAAGCGTGACTCTGAGGTGGAGCAAACCATCCGTGCAGAGCTAGGAGCCAAAGAGCGTGTGCTGGTAGCCGAATTAAACCAAGGCGATAACTACACAAAGCGTGCGCGGCCTACGGTGGTGTATGCAGGGCTTTTGTTCATTGGCATTAACTATGTGTTGTTTCCCATTGCTGGCCGTTTGCTGCAGTTGTTTGGTGTTGAGGGCGTCACTGTAGAGCCCTTGGCTAACTTGCCTACCGAGTTTTGGGCCGCATGGGGTGGCATCTGTGCTACTTGGTCTATTGGGCGTAGTGCAGAAAAGCGAGGCACCCGAAACAAGCTAACGTCGGCCATCACTGGCTCGCCTGTTCCTAGCAGTTTATTGGATTAGCCATGGACGTTGCAGACCAAGCCCGCCAGCGAGACCAAGCCTTGCTACGCCAACAAACCCACCGCGAGCAGGCAACGCCTGTGGTGCGCGACGGCATACGCTGTTGTTTGGATTGTGACACCGCCATCGATAAGCGCAGGCTGCAGGCCTACCCCAGCGCAGTGCGCTGTGTGGAGTGTCAGCAGATCCACGAGCAGCAAGCACGCCAAAGGAGCCTATAAACATGGATTACGAACAGGCCGCCTTTTGGTGGAACGTGCTGCTTACCATCGCTATGTCGTTCATTGGGTTGTATGCGTGGATCACCGCTCGCCAAAAGGCCAACCGCGAAACCATAGACGAGGTTGATATTAGGGTGGTGCGGATAGAAGAGCACATCAAGCACATACCCAACAAACGGGAAATGGACGCGCTTCATAGGCGCATTACAGAAGTGGCTGAAGTGCAAAAGCGAATGGAAGGCGAGATGCATCAAATCAACCACACCTTGCGCCTTATAAACGAATTTCTAATCAAGCAAGGGAGTTAACCCATGCAATTTAAAACCCACGTACAAGAAGACCAGCGGCTGGTTATTTTACGCCTGCTGCACGAAGCACAAGGCTATGACTTAAACAGCGCCATTATTCAAATGGCCTTAGCTGAGTTTGGCCATCGCCCCAGCCGTGACCAGCTGCACACGGAGCTAGCCTGGCTAGAAGAACAAGGCCTTATTCTGTGCAGCCAAACAGCAAGCGTTAAAGTAGCCAAGCTTACCACCCGTGGTGCAGACGTTGCAGACGGCAGGTCTGTGGTGCCAGGTGTAAAAAAGCCAAGCCCCGGGGAATAGCATGACGGAACGCAAAACAAGAGGCAGGCCCAGCAAAGTAGATATGTTGCCTGCTGAATTAAAAGCGATGCTCGACAAGCTGTTGCGTGAAAGCAAGCACACCCAGCTTGATATTTTAGAGCAAATTAACCAGCACCTAGCCCCAAACGAACAACTAAGCCGCAGCGGCTTTAATCGTTACTCTACTCGCATGGAATCGGTGGGTGCAAAACTGCGCGAAACCCGCGAGATTGCTAACGTGTGGATGGCTCGCTTTGGCGATGACCAAGGCAGTGATGTACTGCAGCTGGTTGTGGAAATGATGCAGTCTGCGTTATTTAAAGTAGCCCTAAAAGCTAGCGACGATGACGAAGATGAATTATTCGATCCAAAAATGCTTGCAGACGTAAGCCTTGCAGTGCAGCGTTTGTCTCGCGCTGCAGAGATGAATAACAAACGAGAACAAGCCATCCGTAAGGAGATGGCGCTAGAAGCTGCAGCTACCGTGGATGCTATAGCAAGCCAGGGCGGCATGAGCAAAGCCACTATTGATAACCTTAAGAAAGAAATCTTAGGAGTTGCATAATGTCGGAAATCGACCTAAGCCAAGGCGTATTACTGGGTTATCAAAAGCGGTGGCTAGAAGATAAGTCGCAGCTTAAAATTGCAGAAAAAAGCCGCCGCACAGGTTTAACGTGGGCCGAGGCTGCCGATGCCGTATTAACCGCTGGCGCATCTAAAACCGCTGGCGGGCACGATCATTTTTATGTGGGCAGTGGCAAAGACATGGCCATTGAGTTCATAGACGCCTGCGCCATGTGGGCTAAATCGTTTGATAAAGCGTGCACTGCCATTTCTGAAGAAGACATCTTCGACGAAGATCAAGACAAATCTATTCTCACTTACATCATTCGCTTTAGCAGCGGCTTTAAGATTCAAGCCCTGTCATCTAGCCCTAGCAACCTGCGTGGCCGTCAAGGCTCGGTAACGATAGACGAAGCCGCCTTTCATGATCGGCTAGACGAAGTGCTTAAGGCTGCCCTAGCCCTCACAATGTGGGGCGCAAAAGTGCGCCTGATTAGCACCCACAATGGCTACGACAACCTGTTTAATCAGCTCATTACAGACAGCCGCGCAGGCAAGAAGCGTTACTCTGTACACCGCCTCACCCTAGATGACGCGTGTGAAGACGGCTTGTATCAGCGCATTTGCCAAGTTAATAAAACCGTGTGGTCTTTGTGCGCAGAGGAAGAGTGGAAACAAAACTTATTGAGCGACACCGCTACAAAAGAAGATGCATTAGAAGAGTACTACTGTGTGCCCAAGCACGGCAGTGGCAGCTACCTTAGCCGCATGCTTATTGAATCTTGCACTGTAGAAACGCCCGTATTTCGGTACCAAGGCACTAGCGAGTTCAACCTATGGCCAGAACACCTGCGCCAGGCAGAGATTAACGACTGGTGTAATGAGCATTTACTACCCATTTTAACCACCCTTAATCCTAAGCTTGAGCACTGTTTTGGTGAAGACTTTGCAAGGGTGGCCGACTTAACTGTAATGGCCCCCATGGCCATAGAGCAGAACCTAAAGCGCACTGTGCCGTTTTTAGTAGAGCTGCAAAACATGCCCTATAAGCAGCAAGAACAAGTGATGTATTTCATTTGTGACCTCTTGCCGCGTTTGCGTGGTGGGGCTTTAGATAACCGTGGCAACGGTGGTTACCTAGCAGAGCAAGCGGCCTATAAGTACGGCAGCATCATGCAAAAGGTAGACCTTAGCCAGCGTTGGTATTTAGACAACATGCCGGTATTTAAAGCCGCTTTTGAAGATCAAAATATAAGCATTCCAAAAGATGCGGATGTGGTGGCCGATTTACAGGCGATCAAAGTCATCAAGGGTATTGCCAAAGTACCAGACGTAAACACCAGCACCGTTAAAGGCAAAAACCGCCACGGCGATGCCGCCATTGCGTTGGTGCTGGCCTACTTTGCTAGCGTGTCTGAAATTCTATCTTACGACTACGAAACAGTAGATCCGCGTGCAAGTGGCCAGCAAGGCGCAGATCAACATCCAGATTCTATAAACACCAGCCGCTACGACAGCAGTAGCCGAGGCATCTTATGAGCGTCACTATGACTAAAAGCACCATCCTGGGCCCCAACGGCCAGCCCATCCAAAAGCACGCGCTGGTAGATGAGATAGACGACGCCCAACTGACAGGCATTCGCAATATGTGGAGCCATGGCAGCATTGCAGCAGGGCTAACACCGGTGAGCCTAGCACGGGTGTTAGAAGCCGCTGCCGATGGTGATCACCATGATTTTCTAACCCTTGCAGAAGAAATGGAAGAGCGTGATTTGCACTACGCTTGCGAGCTAAGCAAACGCAAGCTAGCCGTGAGCGGTATTGAACCTAACGTAGAACCGGCGGGCGACGATCAGAAGGCCCTAGACATTGCAGAGGAGATCCGCCAACTAGTGCAGCAGCCTAGCTTTGGCGACCTAATCGATGGGTGTTTGGATGGCTTGGGCAAGGGCTATGCCGTTGTGCAGCAAGATTGGGAAACGTCTGCCAAACAATGGATGCCTACCAATTGGCAATGGCGCGACCCGCGTTTCTTTGCCATTAACCGTGCAGACGGCAAAGCGCTGCGCCTGCTAACCGATAACGACCCAGTAATTGGCGAAGCCCTAGCCCCGTGGCGCTGGGTGCAACACATGCCCCGTGTAAAGATGGGTTTGCCTATACGAGGTGCATTAGCAAGGCCAGCAGCAGTGGCCTACATGCTTAAAAGCTTCGCCCTTGGCGACTGGATGACCTTTGCCGAGGTGTTCGGTATGCCTATTCGTATTGGTAAATACCACGGTGGTGCCACACCCGAAGAAAAAGCCACCCTACGCCGTGCAGTGGCCAACATAGGCACAGACGCCAGTGCGATCATGCCAGAACAAATGAAGATAGAGCTGCTTGAACGTAGCAAGTCTAGCGGCGGTGAAACCATGTACAAAACATTGTGCGAGTGGTTAGACAAGCAAGTGAGTAAGGGTATCCTCGGCCAAACCATGAGTGCTGATGACGGTGCCAGCTTAAGCCAGGCACAGGTTCATAACGAAGTGCGCATGGATATTTGTAAAGCGGATGTGCGTCATCTTGAAAAAACCCTCAATAGAGACGTAATACAAGCGTATGTAAAATTGAACCATGGGCCACAGCCTCACTACCCTAAAATCACCTTCCCAATGGCCGAGCCAGAAGATTTGATTGCGCTAACCGAAGGCTTAAAAGAGCTGGTGCCGCTAGGCTTAAACGTATCAGTAGCTCAAGTGCGTGACAAGTTTGCACTGCGCGCACCGCAGGCCGATGAAGAGACTCTAGGGCAAGTAGCCGCAGGCGAGCCTACACCTGATACGCCAAGCAAGGCGACCAACAAGATAGCCCTTAACCGCGCTCAGTCGCCTCAGGCGGTAGAAGACGAGCTTTTAGAACTGGAGAACATGATGCTAGAAGACTGGCAGCAAACCATTACCAACGTAACTGATCCCGTGCAAAAACTATTGGATCAATCCACCACCTTAGAAGAAGTAAAGGCAGGCCTGCCGGATCTAATGGAACAAATGGATGCCACAGCTTTAGTAGATGGCATTGCTAGCGGGCTATTTATGGCGCGTGGTGCTGGCTATGAAAGCTAACTTCACCCCCAAACCACCCCAAGCCGCCTTAGACTACTTTAGAGATAAAGCGCTAACGCCAAGCTTTCATCATTTAGATGTATATAGAGAAGAGCACGGCATTGCTTTCGTTGTAGCCAAGGCTACCGCTTTAGATATTTTAGAAGTGATTCACAATGCAGTAGACCAGGCATTGGCCGAAGGCCGAACACTAGCCCAGTTTAAAAAAGAGCTAACGCCCGTGCTGCAGCAACTGGGTTGGTGGGGAGAAAGCGAGGAAGTGGATCCTGTTACTGGCGATAAAGTTAATGCGCAGCTAGGTAGCCCAAGGCGTTTAAAAGTAATTTACCGTACCAACTTGCGCACCGCTCGTGCAGCTGGCCAGTGGGATCGTATTCAACGCAGCCAACAAACCCACCCCTATTTGCTGTATCAACTGGGCCCTAGCGAAAACCACCGCGAACAACACCAAGCGTGGGAAGGGTTACTACTGAAAGCCGATGACCCTTTTTGGGCGACCCACTTCCCACCCAACGGTTGGGGGTGTAAGTGTCGAGTGCGTCAAGTGTCTAAAGTAGAACACCAGCGTTTGGCTGATTCCCGCCGCTACCAAACCCAAGCACCCAAGCTTGAACAAGTGCAATGGACCAACAAGCGCACGGGTGAAGTTAAGCAGGTAGAAAAAGGCATAGACCCGGGTTGGGATCACAACCCTGGGCAAGCGCGCAAAAAGCACTTAGATGCGCTACTAGAGGAAAAACAACAGACCGCGAAAAAGCGCCTGTAAGGGGCGCTTGCGCTAAAACCCACACAAGGGCCGCGATATTTCTTTAAAAAGCCGTGGTCGAAGCGTTAAACGGGTGTTAAACGCTATTGTAATGCAAACTTATAGACGGAACTGGTTACGTAACCCTAATCCAATTAGAAACAAGAAAACAAATCCAAAAAACCCGTTAAATCCTATCGTTGTGTAGAACAAGGTAAGTTGTTCTGGGCATGCCTCAATCCCTTTTGGGTAGAGTTGCTCATACAGACTCTGTGACCGTCGAGTTAGGCTACCAAATGGCAAACTGTTGCTTAGGCTGTAATAAAACGCAAGTGTCCAGTTATTAATGGGGGATGTTTGTAAGTATAGGTTCGTGTGCAAAAAGACTACCGCCCACAATAATATAAATGGCCTGAGTATACTTTGGCCATAGTTGCTAACCATTTCATATAAGTAATTTATAGAAAGATTTGCTATATGCGTTTCTTCATGCCATCGCTTTGCTCGCATTTCTTGAGCAAAGTATCGTTGTTCCGCAGCATGGTCCTGGCGAGTCACAGCCATCTGCTTTAGTTGCCGATATGCTTGTGCATCCTCAAACCGGCTGGCCCGATAAAATATCCATTTATACCGTTTGGGGTTCCGAGAATACTTTACGACGATGCCCGCAACAGATTCGGGAGAGATGTTGGATTGGAAAAACTCAGGCACCTTGTCGAACCTAGAGTTTTCAAAGTGCACCGTTTGAGCGTAGGAGCAAGATAAAAACTGTGCCGTTCCGTGGAAAGTGCAATTGCCAAACGACACCATTTCATCAAATGTATTGGCGTAAACGAAGACAGGTTGGCTAAAAGTCGACTTAGTGAAGTTGCAGTTACCACCCACTGTAGATTTATTAAAACTGAACGATCCGATGCAATCAATCTCACTAGCTTCTAAATCGTTACTTATCTTTAAAGAGTCAATTGTTAGGCCCTTATGGAGAGTGCTTTTTTTTAGGATTAGTGTGTTCATTGTGTTATTAAGCATGAAATTGAGAGAGCTGTGGCACATCGTGTTGGCTAAATTTAATGTACCAATTTTTCTACAAAATGAGACTTCACCAAAAAACGTGGCCTTCTGAAAATCAAAAGAGGTGGTTCCAAAGGTAGTTGGCGCTGCGGTGAGACTTTCATGAAACACCGCTCCAACAAAGGTTGGGTGCTGAACACGGTCACCGATAGTGACGTTACATTTAAAAATAAAACCATCAAAGCAGTGCCCTCTGAAATTACCGTCTATGGTTAACATAGGAACCTCAGCAGTATCAATAAAATCTTCGCCCATCCATTCATTCCAAGCATCCTTACCTTCGAGGTGTTTTGTAACAGCGACCTCTAACGACACTATACCTTCTTCAATTGACGATTCACTTATCATTTTGCTTGTTCCTTTTTAAGCAGGTTGATGTTTAATATTAGCCTATTTCACTGCTTATCACTGGTTTAATCAAAAACCCAAATTCATTCAAACGCTTGAATCCCACAGTATAACCGCCTAGCCCTAACATGGGCGCATGAAAACGATTCTTGCTCTCAACTCCACATTACAAGCCTTTAGCTCTGCCGCTTTACCGGAAGAGCTGTTGCTTGTGCCCGCAGGCCAATTTGCTGGCCGCGACGGACGTGGCTGGTCTAACCCTAATCCTCAGCTTGTTATTAATGCAGCGCAAGATTTTGGCTTAGATATAGCGATAGACATTGAGCACTCCACAGAACTTAAAGGCCCAAAGGGTGATCCAGCGCCAGCAATGGCATGGATTGCTATCGCAGACTTGTTTGTTAGAGACGGCGCTATTTGGGGCAAGGTGCAATGGACTGACGCTGGCAAAGCCTTAATAGAAGGCAAAGCCTACCGCTACTACAGCCCCGCATTTCGTCATGACGCCACAGGCTATGTCACTACTTTATCTAGCGTTGGTTTAACCAACCGCGCAAACCTAACCCAACTACCAGCGCTGAATCATCAGCAGGAGAAACCCATGGACAAGATTTTAACCAAGCTCGGCTTGCGTGCCGATGCTACCGAAGACGCTGCTGTAGCTGCTATCGATAAGCTAGGCACAGACCACTTGTTGGCTCTGAACAGCGCGCAACAGGTAGACGTGACTAAGTTCATTCCTGCCGAAACGCATCAGCTTGCACTTAACCGTGCAACTACAGCAGAGGCGGCTATTGCTGCCAGTGCACTGGCTAGTTTAGAAAGCGAAGCGACCACGGTTGTAGACGCAGCCATTGCAGGCGGCCAAGTAGCCCCTGCTAACCGCGATCAATATTTAGCGTTGTGTCGTGCAGAGGGTGGCTTAGAGCAAGTGAAAACCTTGTTTTCCTCTGCCCCTAAAGTGTTGGCTCCTGCCCAAGACTTAAGTGACAAGCCACCAGGTACCGGCGCAAGCAAGCTAGATGAAACGCAGCTAGCCATGTGCCGCCAGTTGGCTTTAACCGAAGCAGAATTTTTAAGCGCACAGGCTGCAGATTAAGCCTGCGCCCTGAACCACACTTTATTTAACGATTAGAGGTCTTCCCATGATCATTACACCCGCAGCATTAGCCGCCGCATTTGTTGGCTTTAAAAAGCACTTCCAAGACGGCCAAACCAGTGTTGAACCGATGTACCTTAAAGTAGCTAGCCATGTGCCTAGTTCTACGGCTAGCAACACTTACGCGTGGCTAGGTAAAGTGCCAGGCATGCGCGAGTGGCTTGGGGATCGTCAGCTCAACAACCTTGCAGCCCATGGCTACAGCATCATCAACAAAGATTGGGAGTCTACTATATCGGTGGGTCGCAACGAAATTGAAGATGATCAGTTGGGCATTTATGCGCCATTGATGAAAGAGCTAGGCCACGCTGCCAAGTTGCACCCAGATCAAATGGTATACCCGCTATTGAAATCGGGCTTCACAGATTTATGCTATGACGGCCAACCGTTCTTTGATACCGAGCACCCAGTTAACGCCACGGCCGACGGCACCGGTGCTGTTACCGCTACGTCTAACATGGTGGAAGACGCAGCATACACTGGTGAAGCTTGGTATTTGATGGACGCTAGTCGCGCCATTAAACCGATTATCTTCCAGCAGCGCAAAGCGCCCAAGTTTGAACAGATGACCGACAGCAAAGACGAAAAGGTCTTTATGTCTAAAGAGTTTCGCTTTGGTGTGGATTGTCGTGACAACGTAGGTTTTGCGTTTTGGCAAATGGCGTACGGTGCTAAAGCTGCATTGACGTATGACGCCTTGTGGGCTGCTTACACCGCCATGCGTTCATTGACTGCAGACGGCGGCGCTAAGTTGGGCATTCGTCCTACTATCTTAGTAGTGCCTGTGTCACTAGAGCGAGCGGCTCGACGTGTGATAGACCGTGAAAAGCTAGACAACGGCGAAAGCAACGAGCTGTACAAGAAGTTTGAGATTGTTGTTCCAGACTACCTGTAAGACGGACTGACTTATGTATGCCACTCAGCAAGACATTGTAGATCGCTATAGCGCAGATGCGTTGCTGATGGTGACGGATCGGGACGGCAATGTTGACGTTCAACAAGTGTTGCGCGCCTTAGAAGATGCAGACGATGAGATCAACACCTATATAGGCAAGCGGTATCCGCTGCCTTTAGTGATGGTTCCACGAGTGATTACTCGCGTAGCTGTAGATCTTGCGCTGTATCGACTGTCTGACGGCGCAGGCTATACAGAAGAGCGTCGGCAACGTTACGACGATGCTGTGAAGCTTTTAGCCAGCATTGCTGCTGGCAAAGTAAGCCTAGGTTTGGATGCAGACACCAGCGAAGACGCTAGCCCTGCAGGCCAGCACGTTGAAGTAGACAGCCAACCACGGCGGTTTAATCGCCCATCAATGAATCGAGTTTTATAGGAGGCCATCATGGCTACCAAGAAAAAAAGCACGGCAGTTAAACAACCCAAGGTAGAAACAGCCACTGAGCAAGTTGGCCAGGCTGTTACCCCACCGCTAGTAGTTGATCATGCAGACTCTCAGGCAGCCGCCAAAACTGTAGCTGACAAAGCCAAGGCTGACGCCGATGCAAAAGCGGTAGCCGATGCTGCCGCAAAAGCCAAAGCAGATAAAGAAGCTAAGGCCCAAGCCGATGCAGAGGCAAAATCCAAAGCAGCTGAAGCAAAACGAGATGCTGATGAAAAAGCCGATGCTGCCGCAAAAGCCAACCGAGTGCCTGCCATGCGCACCCGTACAGCCAAAGGCCAGCCACGGTATTTCCGTGGTGGTCAACAGCACAGCAAAGAATGGACCGAGTTTGCCGCTGAAACATTCACTGTAGCGCAGGCTGAAAAAGTAATGAATGACCCACATTTACGGGTTGAGTTGCTGGATTAACAGCTCGCTATGATCTCCATAGAAGTTGAAGGCTTAGAGGCGTTACAGCAGCGCCTCAATAGCCTAGGCCAAGCAGGCGTAGCGCTACCGGCATTACTTAATGCCATAGGCGCAGAAGTAGAAAGCCAAACCCGACGGCGCATTACCGATGAAAAGGCAGGGCCAGATGGCTCCGCATGGGAAGCCTGGTCGGATGACTACGGTAAAACCCGACACGGCGGCCAAAGTTTGTTAGAGGGTCAAGGGGATCTAGTTGATTCCATCGGCTTTGAGATCGATGCCGACGGTGTGCACGTTGGTACCAATTTAGTTTATGGCGCCATACACCAATTTGGTGGTGAAGCGGTAGGCAAGAACATTCCGGCACGTCCCTTTTTAGGACTGTCTGCAGAAAACGAAAACGACCTTCTGGCCATTTTAGACCAGTGGGCCAACGAATTAGCGAACCAGTAGCCAGCCGAAGACGGAGGTTTAAATGCGTATTATTGAGTTATTAACAGCCGTTCAAACCAGCCTTAAGTCTGCGTTACCAGAGTTGTATCACTGTGAATTGCACGGTGGCCGTTTCGATTTGAAAGAGCTGAATCGCATTGCGGCTCGCACCCCCTCTATCTATATCGCCTGCCTTGGCAGTAAACCGTTGAGAGACGTTGCCACGGGCGAATCTGACCTTACCTTGTCCCTGGGCGCATTTGTCGTCACTGGTGATAAACAAGGCTTGCCGCGTTTAGAAGGCGTGATCAACTTAGCCGAAGCGGTACTTTTACAGGTCACCAACAACCGCTTTGGTTTAAAGGGCCTTGGTGCTGGCACAAATGCAAGCTATCAAAACTTATACAACGGGGCTATTGATAAGCACGGCGTAGCCCTGTGCTCTGTTACGTGGGAACAAACCATCCGTGTAGGTGAAGATGCATTTGCCTCCACAGGCCAAGTATTTAAAGACCTCTATTGGGGTTTAGACCCACAAACGGGCACTGGCAACGAAAATGAATATGACCACGCTGGTGGTGCCGCATGAGTTTTGAATTAGCCGAGCTTTCACGTCGTTTAGACAACGTCATTAACCTAGGCACCATTGCCGAAGCCAACCACGTCACTCGCAAGATCCGCGTAAACGTGGGCACCCTAAAAACAGCATGGCTGCCATGGCCTGTGAGCATTGGTAAAAATTATGTGCATTGGCAGCCGCTGCGAGTAGGTACCCAAGTAGTGCTTGCTGCGCCAGCGGGTGAGCTAGCCCACGCGGTAGTCGTAGCCATGTGCTTCACTCAAGCAATAAGCACGTCTGATGATGAAGACCTAGACGAGATCGAATTTAACGATGGCACCCGGGTGTCCTACAGCAGCGCTACTCAATTACTAGACATTTACAGTGCGGGCGACATTCATCTCGAAACCGCAGGCAACTTAACCCTAAAAGCATCAGCGATTGGCATTGATGGCCCCGTGACGCAAGTGGGTGGTGACATGACATCTGACGGCATTTCTGCTCAAAGCCACGACCACGTCGCTGGTGTTGGGATCCCAGAATGAACGGCATGAACGTAAACACAGGTAAAGCCCTAAGCGGGCTAGATCATTTGCGCCAATCCATTAGCGACATTCTAAGCACGCCTATCGGTTCACGAGTGATGCGTAGAGACTACGGCAGCCGTTTATTCACCTTGGTTGACGCCCCTGGCAACGGCAACAATCTAGTGCAACTGTATGCCGCTGTTGCCGAAGCTCTGGCCAAGTGGGAACCACGCTTTAAACTTGCTCGTGTGTGGGTATCAGGCATTAATGAAGAAGGCCAAACCACGGTCAGCTTGCAAGGTGAGTATTTGCCCAATGGCAAGCCAATTACTTTAGAAAATATAGAACTTTACCGCTAGGAATACAGCAATGACCACTCAAACTAAACACCTGACCCCAAACGGTTACGTAGAAATAGCAACAGGGCCTTGTGTTGCAACACCCGTAGATGCCGTAAAAATGCGGGTGCATGTGGGCACAGTGGCACCTGCGGCTGATACTGTTGATTTTCACCCCACCGCAAACCTGGCTTATTCAGGCGCTGAAAAAGTGTACGCCCGTGCTATTGATGGCTCGTTAGATGTTGTCGTAACGGAGGTGCGCTAATGGACCTAACTTTTCCTCAGCCTATGAATAAACCTGCCAGCACTAGTTTTGGCGGTACAGATAATCTTGATCTAGATACGCTAGACGAGATGATTGCATTCGTTTTGCAAAATCGATCTGAGATCCTTGAGTCTGTAAAAGGAGAGACTTTCAAATTCAATCTAGCGTCATTGCCTAATGTATTAAAAGGCAACATCTTGCGTTATTACAACACTGCATCTGTGTTTTCCTCCAATTTTTCTCTCAAACACAATGTGTCGCCATTTAACTCTGGACAAGGTTTTACATCAACCACGTCTACACAAGAGAGCCCACTTGGTGAGTTGTATGAAACATACACAGTCACTGATGCATCCAATAGTTATACGCTCCACCTAAACTCAGGCCAAGCGGGATTTTTGCCAGTAGCTGGCAAAACATATCAATATGGGCTGGTGTGCCGAGGCGTGGGCAGCTCTATAGGCAAAGAGGTGGTGTTTGGATTTTATAAACCCGCGCGAGTCAACAAAAAAGTGAAATTGCCTAAAAAGTGGGCCTTGGTGTTAACAGACAAAGTAGTGAACGATAGTTCAGATTTTAATCTCTACATGCATGGTACAGGTCAAGGCGCAACCATGGCGCTGGGCGATCAGCTAGATGTCGCCATGTATTTTGTACTGGAGGTTTCATAATGCCTCAATTATCTGCTATCGATTTAAGCAAATTACCCGCGCCAAGCGTAGTAGAAGCTTTAAGCTTTGAGGATATCTTAGCCAACATCAAAGCCGACTTTGTAACTCGTGCACCGGACTATGCCAACGTGCTAGACACTCCCAGCGAGCCCATTGTAAAGCTGCTAGAAAGCGCCGCCTACGTGGCCCTAAACCTGCGCCAGCGTGTAAACGACGCAGGCCGTGCCGTGTTACTAGCCACCGCCACCGGTGCAGACCTAGACAACATTGCAGCACTATTTAACGTAAAGCGCCCACTAGTCACCCCCGCAAATGCGGATGCCCAGCCGCCAACAGTAGCGGTTTATGAGAATGATTCGAGGCTTCGCAGTCGTGTGCAAATGAGTCTAGAGGGCTTTACTACTGCAGGCACCGTGGGCGCGTATCAGTTCCATGCCTTAGCAGCTTCCGCATTAGTAAAAGATGCCGCAATTACTAGCCCGGTACCGGGGCAAGTGCAAGTAAGTGTATTGGCCAGCCAAGGCACAGGCACGGCTGATCAATCATTACTAGATACTGTGGCCACTGCCCTAGATCTTGTACGCCCGTTGACAGATCAAGTGGTCATGCAAAGCGCTACAATTATTGATTATACCGTTTCAGCAACACTCACTATGTTTGCTGGGCCAGACGCCTCTGTAGTGCGTAGCGCCGCCCAAACTGCCGTAGAGGCTTATGTGGTAGACCATCACCGCTTTGGTTATGACATTACATTGTCTGGCTTGTATGCAGCACTGCACCAGCCAGGTGTGCAAAACGTAACGATCACAAGCCCCAGTGCAAGCCTTGTGATTACTTATGCACAAGCCGCTCATTGTTCAAGCGTTAGCGTAGTAGTGGGTGTTAACAATGATTCCTAGCCTCGTTTTACGACACATACCTGCCCACCACTGGCACCAACGTACCCAGTGGGAGGTTGTTGTTCCCGTAACGCTACTGCGCTTTGAGATTCCCATGGGCTTCGTTACCGATGGTGCCAGCGTGCCACGGGTGATGTGGTGGTTATTTCCGCCATCTGGCCGATACATGGCAGCCGCCTTGCTGCACGACTACCTATTGCAAAGCGGCCTAGTTACCCGCGCCCAAGCAGATCATCTATTCCTAGAAGTCATGGTGCGCATGGACGTAGCCACATGGCGACGTGTCACCATGTTTGCCGCCGTGCGCGTGTTTGGAATTATAAAGGGAGTAACCAATGCCTAGCTTATTACCCCCAAATGCCACAGCGCTAGAAACCGCAACAGAAGCGGCCATGCATCAGCCTATCTCGGCCATCAACGTGCCAGTGCGTGATTTGTGGAACCCTGCTAAATGTCCTCTGACATTGCTGCCTTGGTTAGCGTGGGCCTTGTCGGTGGACGAGTGGGACGACCTCTGGAGCGAAGATCAAAAGCGTGGCGCTATTGCACAAAGCATTCAAATTCACTCAGTAAAAGGCACCGTGGTGAGTATTTTACGAGTCTTGTCTGCAGCAGGCTATGGTGATGCAACGGTCTTTGAAGGAGGCATTAAATGGGCCCATTATCAGGTGGAAGTAAGTCGCCCCATTACGATCGATCAAGCTCAGCAAGTGCGCAGAATGTTAAGGAACACTGCACCTGCTCGTTGCCACTTAACCGGTATTTCTTATTCGCAAGCAAATCATCTTCACAACGGTGAAATTATAAGAAACGGTACCTACGCACGAGGGTTAGCTTAATGACCAATTTAACTGAACAAGCTCTTTATGAAGCAGGCGTTTATCAGCTTGAAACGACTGATCCAGTGTTGGCTGGCCCAGGTGGAATAGATAATAAGCAGGCCCAACAGCTTGCTAATCGTACTGCATACCTTAAGGAGAAACTTGAATTAACCTCTGCAGCAACTTCCAAAGCGATCAAAGATGGGTTGGCATTGAAGGCATCCAGTTCACATTCGCACACTAAGGCCCAAGTCGGTCTTGGTAATGTGCCGAATTACGCTGCGTCTGATAGCTATAACTCTAGTAGCACTACAACGCTGGCGACTTCCAAAGCGATCAAGGATGGATTGGCATTGAAGGCATCCAGTTCACATTCGCACACTAAGGCCCAAGTCGGTCTTGGTAATGTGCCGAATTACGCTGCGTCTGATAGCTATAACTCTAGTAGCAC